TACAGTTTCCTTTGGTCGTAACGAAGATAACAAGGCTAGCGAATATGCAAACCTTGCAAAGGGTCAAGGGTACGAACCTGTCCAGAAATTAAAGGTCGAACCTATGACACTTAAAGCATTGGTCAGAGAGCGTCTGGAATCTGGACAAGAGATGCCCTCTGATCTATTTAATGTGTTCGCAGGAAACAGAACCAAAGTAACGAGGAGTAAATAAACATGAACCAAGTAGCAGAGAAAAAGTCTGCAGGCCTTCCAGCAAATATGTTTGAAGATGATGCAGCAAAAGGTTTAGGTGCAATAGGTCAAGAAGATCTTGCCTTACCTTTTCTAAAAATCCTTGGACAACTTTCACCAGAAGTTAACAAACGTGATGGTAAGTATGTCGAAGGTGCAGAGCCAGGAATGATATTTAATTCTGTCTCTGGAGAACTCTATGATGGAGTAAAAGGTATTGATGTAATACCATGCTTTTATAAGTTGGAGTACATCGAATGGAAAGATAGAGGAGAAGGTTTAGGTGCACCAGTTGCAATCTATGATTCATCTTCTGATATCATGTCCAAAACAAAACCTGATGCAAACTACAAAGATAGATTACCAAACGGTAATTATATTGAGAAGACTGCATCTCACTTTGTTATAGTGTCGGGAGATAGTCCATCGACAGCATTGATCTCTATGAAATCTACTCAATTAAAAATTAGCAGAAAGTGGAACTCAATGATGTCTGGTATTAAGATGAAGGGTGCAAACGGAATGTTTACACCGGCATCTTTCAGCCACATTTACAAATTAAAAACTACCCAAATGTCAAACGATAAAGGCACATGGTTTGGTTGGGAAGTTAGTAAAGTTGGCCCAGTAACTGACAAAGGTCTTTACGATCAAGCTAAAGGTTTTAGTGAAAATATTTCTAAAGGAAGTGTTAAAGCTAAACATGGCGAAGATAAACCAAAGGACCAAGCTAGCATTATATAATTCCTTCGGGATATGTGCACAGTGTGGGCCGAAAGCGAGAGTGGACGGCCCACATAGACAGTTATTATGGAAAGATACATAGAATATTTTAACGGATACAGGAATGCCTATGGTGTAGCTGACTTCAGTCACCAGGATTCTAAAATAGATCCTGAGACAGGTAAAAAGAAACCTGTTTACAGGTGGAACTTTGAAGAACTCACACAAGATATTTATCAACAACATCTAGATGGTAAATTATCTATTGGTATACAACCATGCACAGAGGATTCAGAAGTTAGATTTGGTGTCATAGATATAGATCCAAAAGACTACGCTGACTTTAACAAAAAAGATTACATAGATATCATACAACAATACGAATTACCTTTACTACCAGTTGAATCTAAAAGTGGTGGTCTACATTTATTTTTATTTTTAAATACATTTACAGATTCTAAAACTGTAAAATCTTTTCTTACAAATTTATTATCTTTGTTTGGACTAAAACAAGATACAGAAATATTTCCAAAACAAACACAGCTGACAAAAGATAGTGAGACAGGTCAACTACGACCAGGACAGTTTATAAATTTACCATACTTTGGAGAGGAACGTAAGGCTTTGAACGTTGACGGTACGCCGTTTACACTGGATCAGTTTATGAAAGTGATCAGTGCAAACCTGGTTACAAAAGAAAGACTGAAAGAAATTACAGAAGAGATCGAAACAAAAAGCATGCAAGGTGTCGACGAAGAGTTTACAGAAGGTCCACCATGTCTAGCAGCAATATCTAAATTATCTAAGAACGAAAACTTTGATGGCAAGGATAGGTTTATGTACAACTATCATGTCATGGTTAAGATGAAGTATCCTGACAATTGGCAACAGAAAGTTATGAATGCACCAGTAAAATATTTTGCTGGCGTACATGCAAATGCGTGGGATCAAAAGTTTTTAAATCAAAAAGTAAAATCATGGAACAGAAGTTCTAAAGGTTATACCTGTACACAAAGTCCACTGAGTGAGAATTGTAAGAAAGGTATTTGTGTTAAGAAAAAGTTTGGAGTCTTGGCAGGATCAAAAGGTTCTTATCCTGTACTGACAAACTTGAAGAAAATAGATCTGGATCCAGAACCTGAGTACGAATTTGATGTAACAAAACCAGATGGTATTGGTACAGCGACAGTGCATTGTAAGAATGTAGAACATCTAAATGATCAGCGTAAAAGACGTAACTCAATATCAAAAGCTGCAGGATTCTTACCACCACTAATCAAGAACGATGAAGAACAGGCTGTCATGGATGCATTGTATCAAACACAAAAGATTGTACAGCCACCGGTAGGTACATCACCAAAAGAAAAATTACACGACGTTATACATGCAAAGATACATGGACCAAAAGCTACAAGCGATGCTGCATTTAAAACAGGAGCAGTGTTGATAGAAGGTGAGTATGCATTCTTTAAGTTTGATAAGTTCTATGACAAACTAAAAGCAAAGAATTGGAAGTACAGTGAAGATAAAACAGGACGTATGATGCAGGTATTGTATCAAGAATGTGAGATAGAGTTTCTAGAACAAAAAAGATTTCCATCAAAAGAAGCAGGCAAGTATCACTCATCAACAAAAAATATTATACAAATAAATGTACAAACATTTGAAGAGGTACCTATTCATCACACACAAACAAAACATAAGACGGATATAATATGATCAGTAGAAAATTATTCGGGCCTCCGGGAACGGGGAAAACAACAAAGCTATTGAAGTATGTTAAAACATTTTTAAAACTAGGAACACCTATTGATAAGATAGGATACTTTGCATTTACAACCAAAGCTGCAAACGAAGCTATCGACAGAATGCTAGACTACCACACAGCTTTTCAAAGAAAAGATCTCAAACATTTTAGAACATTGCATTCTCTTGCTTTTAATCAATTGGGTATGAAAAAAGCTCAGGTTATGCAGGACGAACACTACGAAGATATAGGTAGACAACTGGGTATAGAGGTTACAGTCTATTCTAATGGTGAAGAATCTACAGGTTTTATTAATTCTGATAGTGAGTATTTCAATCTGATAAATTCAGCTAGAATAAAAAATATTACGATAGAAGAAGAATACAATACGGACATGTACTCAGGGGACATGGATAAGAGATTGTTAAAAATCATAGCGGATGAAGTAATAAATTACAAAAAATCTTACGGCCTTATAGACTTTACAGACATGATTGACAAATTTATTGTGTCAGGATTGTGTCCGAAATATGATGTAGCATTCGTTGATGAAGCTCAGGATCTGTCACCGATACAGTGGAAAATGTTCAATATTATCAAGGAAAATAGCAAATATGTTATACTAGCAGGCGATGATGATCAAGCAATTTATGGCTGGGCAGGCGCAGATGTAAAAAAATTTCAGCAAGAAATTTCAAAGAAGGACATAATTTTGCCACAATCTTACAGGGTTCCGCAAAAAGTACAACACATAGCAGACAAGATATTAAAATTAATTCCAGAAGATAGACGTGTACAAAAAAATTGGAGAGCAAGAGAAGAACAAGGCACAGTAAATTATGTCTATAGTCTTGAAGATGTACCGATTGATGGAGGTAATTGGCTGGTTCTTGCAAGATACAATGATAAATTAAATAGACTCAAACCTTTTTTAAAAGAACGTGGTATTTATTTTGAGTATAAAGATCGTAAAAGTTATAAGGTAACTTTGTTTAGAACTATTCTAAACTATATACGGTGGCAGAAAGGTGACGAGTTATCTTTACCAGAAGTTAGAGGTGTTTTAGAATATAGTCCACTGCTTGTCATGGACGAACCTACAGAAGAAAAAATGTATAATTTAGAAGAACTTGGTTTTGACAAGAGAGCACCCTGGTACGATGTATTTACATCTGACTATGAAGAGTGTCTATACATAAGAGAAATGTTAAGTAACGGAGAAGAATTAAGGAAGGACCCAAGAGTAAAATTATCTACAATACATTCTGCAAAAGGTGGGGAAGCAGACAATGTATTATTAATACTAGACAATACAAAAACAATACGAGATGCAGTTGAAAAAAGTTCTGACAAACAAGATGAAGAACACAGAGTTTGGTATGTGGGGGTGACAAGAACAAAACAAAACTTATACATCATGGCAGCAAAAAAGGAGGATCAAGGTTATGACATCGAAAGTTTGGGATAAGCAGCACGGCGGGAGTCACTATCAAAAATATAAAATTCAACCCAGCAAGTTTGTTGTTGAGAATGAGTTGTTATATCCTGAAGGTTGTGCTATAAAATACATTATTAGACATCGTGATAAGGGAAAGAAGCAAGACATATTGAAAGCAATACATTTTTTAGAAATGATTATTGAAAGGGACTATAATGAAAATTCCTAAGTTTGAAGCACAGACTGAATGGGTAAAACCCACAGAGTTTCCAGACCTACGTGATGTAGATGAAATAGCAATTGACCTGGAGACAAAAGATCCTGATTTGATTAAGAAAGGATCTGGTTCTGTTATTAATAATGGTGAAGTTATAGGCATCGCTGTTGCTACAAAATTTTATAAAGGTTATTTTCCTATTGCACATGAGGGTGGTGGAAACATGGACAGACAAAGAGTCTTGTCATGGTTGAAAGATATACTTGAGTCACCATCAACAAAAATTTTTCATAATGCTATCTACGATGTTTGTTGGCTACGGGCAATGGGGTTCAAAATAAACGGTGACATAGCCTGCACAATGATTGCATCTGCGTTGACCGATGAGAACAGATTTCGCTATGATCTCAATAGTTTATCGTGGCACTACCTTGGTTATGGTAAGAATGAATCTGCATTAGCAGAAGCTGCAGAAGAGTGGGGCATTGATCCTAAGTCTGAAATGTATAAATTACCTGCGATGCATGTTGGTGCATACGCTGAACGTGATGCTGAAGTTACATTGGGACTCTGGCAAGAAATGAAAAAAGAAATTATTAGTCAAGACCTGGAAGATATATTTGACCTGGAGTCTGATTTGTTTCCATGCCTTGTTGACATGAGATTCAAAGGTGTACGTGTAGATGTAGAACGAGCTCACGCAATGAAAAAAGAATTTGTAACAAAAGAAAAAGAATTACTGCACAAGATAAAAGGTGAGACAAATATTGATACACAAATATGGGCAGCTAGATCTATCGCAAATGTATTTGATATGTTGA